CTGCGATGTGCCGGTGCAAATCCAGGATGCCTGGGGTGTGCCGCAGAATGATGCTGGTGATGCCACCGGCGCGCCGCCTGTCACGCTGGATAACTTCATCACCTTCCATGCGGACCAAGACATTCCGCCCTTCGGCAATGTCGCCAAGCCCCCGCCCGCACCCACCACCGGCGCCAGTCGCGCCGATGCCGTGGTGCGCGTCACCCTTCCAACGAATTGAGGCGCCCTCATGTTCGTCAAGCCCGCCCATCCTGACCTGTTGGTCGCCAACCCGGAAGCGCGCGCGCCCATGCCGCGCCACCTGCCGCCCGAAGGGGCCGAGGTGCCGGATACCGAATATTGGCGCCGGCGCATCGCTGATGGCGATGTTGTCCTGGCCCAGCCATCCAAGCGCCGCAGTGGCGAGAAGGAGTAACCGATGTCCGGTTCGATCAGTTTCAATAACATCCCGAACAGCATTCGCGTTCCGGGCAGCTACGTGGAATTCGACAATAGCCGCGCGCTACGCGGGTTGAATGATTGGCCAGCCCGCGTGCTGATCATGGGCCAGCGCCTGACGGCTGGCACCATTGCCCAGGGCGTGCCGATCCGCGTGATTGATGCAGCGCAGGCGCGCACCTATTTCGGGCGGGGCAGCAACCTTGCCCATATGTTTGAAGCCTGGTTTGCCAATCTTTCGCTGGTCGAAGTCTGGGGCATCGCCATGGATGATGTGGGCGGTGGCGTGCAGGCCACCGGCACCATCACGGTCACCGGCCCATCCACCGCTGCCGGCGTGATTGCGCTGATGATCGGCGGGCGGCGGATTGAAGTATCTGTCGCGTCTGGCACTGCTGCCACGGCCATCGCCACCGCGATCGGCGCGGCCATCACGGCGGCACTTGATCTGCCCGTGACCGCCACGGTGGCATCGGCGGTGGTGACACTGACGGCGCGGCATCGCGGTGAAATCGGCAATGCGATTGACGTGCGCCATTCCTTCCTGGCGACGGATGTGCTGCCCGCTGGCACCGGCCTGACCATTGTGGCCATGGCAAGTGGCACGCAAAACCCTGTGGTGACCACGGCCTTGGATGCGGTGGCGGAGACCTGGTTCACGGATTTCGTGACACCCTGGACGGACGCGACCAATATGGCCGCGCTGGAAACCCGCATGGCCACCAATTGGGGCCCGCTGGTGCAGCGTGATGGCCATGGCTGGGCCGGGCTTTCCGGCGCGCATGGCACGCTGACGACCTATGGCGCGGGGCGCAATTCGCCGAATGTCAGCATCATTGGCATGCGCGGATCGCCGACGCCGCCTTGGGAATGGGCAGCGCAGCTTGCCAGCATCTGCGTCCCCGCGCTGGCGATTGACCCGGCGCGGCCCGTCCAGACCTTGCAGTTGCCGACGGTGGTGGCGCCGCTGGTTAGCCAGCGCTTCACCTTCACCGAACGCGATCTGCTGCTGCGCGATGGCATTTCCACCTTCCGCGTGAATGACGCCGGCCAGGTGTTCGTGGAGCGCGTTGTCACCACCTATCAGACCGCACCCAGCGGGGCTGAGGATATCAGCTATCTGGATGTGGAGACGGTGAAGACCTTGTCCTACATCCGCTACGATCTGCGCACCATGATCGCGCTGCGCTTTCCGCGCCATAAGCTGGCGAATGATGGCACGGCCTTCGCGCGCGGGCAGAATGTGGTCACACCCGGCACGCTCCGCGCCGAAATTGTCGCGCGCTTCAAGCAATGGGAAGCGGCTGGCCTGGTGGAAGGCGTGGATCAATTCAAGCAGGACATCATCGTGCGCCGGTCTGAAAGCGACCCGAACCGCGTGGATGCGCTTCTGCCGCCCGACCTGGTGAACCAATTCCGCGTGCTTGCCGCGCAAATCGAATTCCTGCTGTAATTTGAGGAGAACGGGACATGCCGCAATTCCTGGGCCGCGCGACCATTCGCGCCAATGGGCAGGTGATCGAAACCGCGAAGGGCGCCAGCCTGGATGTGGGTGGCACCAAGCGCAACCCCGTCACGGTTGGCCGCGTGGTTGGCTGGGCGGAAGAAAGCGTGCCCGCCATGGTCGAATGCGAAACCAGCCTGCGCAGCGGCATGTCGCTGGAAACCTTCCGCAGAATGGCGGGCGTGACCGTGATTTTCGAATGCGACACGGGCCAGCGCTACGTGATCAACGACGCCTTCCTGACGGATACGCCGACGATGAAGGATGGCGAAGGCGGGAATATCACGCTCAAATTCTCAGGGCCTTCGGCTGAGGAAGTGCTGTAATGCGCCAATCCATCAAGATCACGCTGCGCGATCCGATCATTCTGCGTAACGCGGAAACCGGGCAGGAAGTGCACCGCATTGCGGAGATTGACTTCCGCGAACCGCGCGCCGGCGATATGGCCGCGGCCATGGATGCGGGCGGTGCCGGTGGCACGGGTTCCATGATTTTGGCGCTGGCCGCGCGCTGCGCTGGCCTGACGCGGGCGCAGGTGGATGATCTGTCCATTGATGATTTCTTCCAGATTTCCGAGGTCGCGACGAGTTTTTTGCAGCGTGGCCAGGCGACTGGCCAGAATGCTGCGAGCTTGTCTTCGGCACCTTCGGGCTCGCTGGCGGGTGGCAGCGCTGGACTGCCGCCGAACTTCGGTTCCTGACAAAACGGGCGGTGGAATGGAACCGCCGCATGGCCGCGAGGTAAGCAGATAAATGTCGGGTTCCCTCCGACTATCCATCCTGGTTGAAGCCATTGACCGCGCTTCGCAGCCCTTGGCGGCGTTGCAGGCGCGGCTTGGGGGCATTGCGGCGGGCATGCTGGCGGTGGGGCAGGCGGCGCAGCGGCTTTCGAATGTGAGTGGCGCTGGCGTGCTGGCCGGTGCGCTGGGCAATGTGGCCGGGCGCGCGCGGGATGCGGCGGGCGCGGTTGCGGGGCTGAGCGCCAAGCTTGCGGTGGGTGCGGCGGGTGGTGCGTTTCTGTTCAATCAGCAGTTTGTGCGTGGTGCTGCGGATTTTCAGCGCTATCGAAGCACCCTGGAAGTGGTCATGGGCAGTGCGGAAGCCGCCCAGAAGCGCTTGGATGAGCTATCCAGGTTTGCGACAAGAACGCCCTTCAGCTTGCCGGAAGTTGTCAGTGCGGGTGTCGCGCTGGAGACCTTTGGTGTGCGCGGCGCGGCTGCCGATAGAGCGCTTCTGGGTGCAGGCAACGCAGCATACGCATTTAGAACTAGCCTTGATCAGGCCATTACCGCGATGTCGGCCGCTGGCCGTGGTGAGTTGGACCCGATTGAACGCTTTGGCATCCAGGCGCGCACCGAAGGTCGCGCCATTGTGATGCAGTGGGAGCAAGACGGTAAGCAGATGCGGGCGACGATTGATAAGAACAATCGCGCGGGCATCATGGCAACCGTGGCGCGCGCCTGGAATGGCATGGCGCCTGGTGCCATGGAAAAGGCCATGGACCAGTGGGACGGCCTGCTTTCGAACGTCAAAGACGCCTGGTCCAGTTTCACGCGCACGATTGCAGAAGCTGGTCCTTTTCAGTTCCTTGAGCAGCAATTGAGAGACATCTTGGCGTGGGTGGAGCGCCTGAAGGAAGATGGCCGGCTTGACCAATGGGCGCAGCAGATCGGCGCTGGCATCACGCGCGCCTTTGAAGCGGTGCGGCAGTTTGTGGTGGGGACGGAAGATACGCCGGGTGCCTTTGAGCGGCTTTCAAATATCTTTGAGCGTGTTTCGCGCGTTTTGCAGCCTGTGGTGGATCGCTTTGGGGGGTTGGAAACCTTTCTTGGTGGCGTCGCGCTGGTTCTCGCGGGTGGGCTGCTCGCTAACCTTGCTTCGCTGGCGGCGGCAATGACGACCCTTTCGGTCGCGCTGCTGTTGACGCCGGTGGGATGGTTCGTCGCCGCCGCTGCCTTTTTCACCGCGCTTGGTTACCTGGTTTATGAGAACTGGGATGATGTCGTAGCCGTCTGGAACAGGATCGGTGACGCCTTTCGCGGCTTCTTCAATTCAGAACAGATGCAGGAAGCGCGTCGGATCATGGGCGGCTTAGCCGACTTCATCACGGAAGCCTGGAATGGCGTGGGCGAGGTGTTCACCCGCATCGGCGGCGTGATCCAGGGCGTTTTCCAGGATGTGATGAGCTACTTCCAGCCGGTGCGCGATGCGTTGAATTGGGTCATGGACCGTATCCCCGGCTTTGGCGGCGGCGGTGCGGCAGCCGCGCCCACCCCGCGCGATGCTGGCGCGCGCAATGCGCTGCGCCGCCAGCCGATTTATGGTGACAACGCCCTGCCATCCGGCGCGGGCGGTGGCGTGATGCCCCCGGCCAATGATGTGCGCGTGCAGGCGGGGCTTGATGTGCAAATCCGCGCCCCGGAAGGCTTTGGCGTATCCGTCACCCAGCGCGGCGCGGATGAAGGCATGGCGCTGAATGTGCGGCGCGGGATGCTGGCCACACCATGAGTGAAGCCCTCACCAGCCTTGCCAGTTTCTCCACGGCTCTGCCCTGGGTTGGCGCC